GATCTTGCTGATGGCTTTGCTGAAGCCTACCAAGGGCGCAATGGATTGATGGGACCAATCAGTCTGATGAGCGCCAAAAAAACCACTAACATTGTGGAATTCTTGGAAGATCAATTGTCTGAAATTGATGAAAATAGGTATGTCTTTTGCGAAAAAAGCGATACTGCGCTTCAGAACCTAATTGATGAGATCGTCGCTCTTTATCTGTCAACTCTGTACAAATTGCGTTTCTTGGCATGATAAAACTTGGCGGTGAAATTGGTGAATTGCGTTTTACAGTTCAAGTAACTCGCAAAGAAACTGGAAAAGTCGAGGAATACCAGCTTGTTGGTTTCCTTGATGAAGACAAACTAAAGGATCTTCAAGATGGCGGTAACTCACTCGACAACGGCTCGTAATGCCGCCACAGACGCAGTTACTGCGTTAATTAGCACTTCTGGTAAGTTGGCCTTCCGGCTTTCTGGAACTGTATCTGCACCGGGTACTGTAGTGGCTACGTTGTCGCTAAGCACAACTGCGTTTGCAGCTTCCTCTACAGGAACAGCAACTGCCAATGCAATCACTGCGGATACAAACGCTACTGGGAATGCTTCTCCAGTTTCTACCGCTACATTGCAAACCTCTGGTGGAACGGTGGTTATCCATTGCGCGGTAGCTGCTACAGGCTCAGACATTAACATGACTAACGGTTTGACCGTGGCAGCAGGAGATACAGTTTCTTGCTCTAGCCTTACATATACAGCATTGTCTGCTTAAGGGGAAATAAATGGGCGCACGTTATTCAGTAAGCCGTACATCTGCGGCACTTTCTACTACGGCAGATACGTTAACAATTACGGCTCCAGCGGCAAGGTCGCTAAAAATATGGCAAATTGCCATGTATGGTGGCGCTGCTGCATCAGCATATAACGAAGTTTTAGTTGCACGTTCTACTGCTGGAACAACTCCAGTAGCTATTACACCAACGCCTTTGAATTCTGACTCTTCTGCGGCTACTTTTACTGCTGCAAGCACATGGACAACTACTCCTACCATTGGCGTGACAATTCGCCGTGTTGGCGTCAACGCTAACGGTGCAGCAGTTATTCTTACGTTTCCTCCAGGTTCTGAAATAGATATTCCGGGTGGCGGTCAGGTGTCCTTTAGGTCAGCTTCAGGAACCTCTGCTGTTGCTTTTGATGTGATCGTCGAGCAGATTTAATGTGCTGTATTACCTTGGCGGCTCGTACTATGCGGGCAGCATCGATGATGGTCTAGTATGGTCTGACGGTTTAGACTCTTGGACGATAGACCCTACGGGGTTTATCAACGAATCTTTTGCAAACCCCAACTTTATTGGGGCTAGTGATACATCGCAGATACTTACGCTGCTGTATCCAATTGACAATCCAGCAGAAGCATGGCCTGCATGGTGGGATGGCTCAATTGAATCTGCCACGTATTCAACGTGGGATTACACAAACACCTTTGTTACGCATAACACTTCTGGTGATTTAGTTGGTCCTAGCTCAACAATTGTTGGTGCAGCTACATATAACGCACAGCATTTAACAACAGGAATTATTGCGGGACCCAACGCTCTACTTGCTGGATCCGCAATAAGGTTTAGGACTTTTGATTCAACTGGAGCTTTGGTTGGACCAAACTCTCTGATTGCTGGAGCGGCAGATAGGCAGACCGGCGCTGTAGCGCATACAACTACAGGAACCTTGGTAGGCAATGGAACTACTCTTGTAGGCTCTACCACACGGTTTAGAACATTTACATCATCTGGCGTTCTAGTCGGACCCGGAGCGGTAGTTACAGGATCGGCTACTAGGTTTAGGGCGTTTACAACATCTGGTGTTCTGGTTGGGCAAGGATCAGTTGTTACTGGGAATTCAGAGCGTCAAGCGCAAATTATTCCCCACATATCTACAGGTATTTTGGTAGGTAATGGGGCTATTATTGATGGTACGGCCAACCACATTAGTCTTTATCCTGACCCGTCAACTGTAACCGCAGGTATACAATACGGCCCAGACGGCATGTTTGTCGGCACCTTGACCGCAACTGGTGGCGAAGCAATAATCGCGTTGCGGTCTTTTACAGGAAAATTTTAATATGTCCATGAACCTAAAAGCCATTACGACCCGTCTTGGCTACCAGCAAATCACGACTTTGACCTCTGCTGTTGGCCTTACAGTTCCAAGCAGAGATGTAAATGGCTTGGCCTGCAAACCTGCAATTGCCATTATTACGCCACTGACTGCCGCTGTACGCTGGCGTGATGACGGTGTGGCTCCTACGGCATCAGTTGGAATGCCATTGGCAGCAGGCACAACTTTGCAATACGATGGCGACTTGACCAAGATCCAGTTCATTCAAAACGGTGGAACTGCTGAACTAAACGTCACTTATTACACCTAAGAGGCCAACCATGAACGTATTTGAAACAAGTGGCAGCATTGATTCCACACAATTCCTTGAATACATTGCCAAGCAGTTTCCCAGCGATCTAAAATCAATGGTTGAGACTCGTAACGAAATGGCAAAGCGCCAAGGTGCCATGAACGCCGTTGAAGCAGCTAATGCCGACAGGGCAACTGCCAAAGCTGAATTGGAAGCTGCCAAGGCTGAAGCCAGCGCATTGGTTGCAGATGCCAAGGTTAAAAATGCTACTGCCACGGCCAAAGCCAAAGATTTGGATGCGCGTGAAAAAGTGTTTGAGGCTAAAGAAGCTGGGGCAAATGCAGAGTTGCAATCCCAAACTATTGCTTTGACTGCTCGTGAAGGTCGGGTTGCTGCCAATCAAACTTCACTGGCTGCATTCCAAGCAATGCTTGAAGAACGCGCCGCAAAGCTGGATGCTGATCGCGTTGCCCTTGATGATCGTGTTAAAGCGTTTCAAAATAAAGTTGCTGCACTTAGCGTTTAAGGGAAATCATGGCTGATATTAAGATCTCTGCACTTCCCACAGCCACAACACCTCTTACTGGTGCAGAGCTTGTTCCTGTTGTTCAGGGTGGGGTTACCAAGCAAACAACCACTTCTGATGTACTTGCAGCGCCAGTTACTTCGCTTACTGCATCCAGTGCAGTAGCAACCGATGCTTCTAAAAAGCTGGTAAGCGTTGCCAACACTGGAACTGGTGACAACGTATTGGCGACAAGTCCTACGTTGGTGACACCGATTCTGGGTACGCCCACATCAGCTACGCTCACCAATGCTACGGGGCTTCCAATTGCTTCAGGTGTGAGTGGGCTAGGCACTGGTGTAGCCACCGCTCTCGCAGTCAACGTCGGCACAGCAGGCGCACCTGTTGTCAATGGCGGCGCATTAGGAACCCCGTCTTCAGGCACAGTCACCAACCTAACGGGTACAGCCAATATCACAGCCACAGGCGGTGCATCAGGCGCTATTGCAGCCACAACCCTCTCAGCCTCCTCCACGGTCAGTGGAACAGGGTTTAGCAGCTATCTTGCTTCACCGCCTGCAATTGGCGGGACTGCTGCTGCGGCCGTGTCAGCTACAGCGCTCTCTTACACCACAACCCTGACCGGCGGCACAGGCATTGTCAATCTTGGCAGTGGGCAGTTTTATAAAGATACCAGCGGTAACGTAGGAGTTGGAAAAACCCCGGTAGCAGGTCGAGGCCTTCTCCAAGTCAATGGTGATGCTGAAGTTACCTCCCTCAACACAGGTCAGCTTGCAGGGTTGAGGAATAAGATTATTAACGGGAATATGGATGTATGGCAGAGGGGAGCTAGTTTTACCATAAACAATACTTCAGTTTATACTTCTGACCGAATAAAGTTTGAATCTTCTGGAGTTGGAAATACTACGGTTTCACAAGTAACGGTAACAGCCGGAAGTCAAGCTTCTATCAACACTGGCGCAAGGTATGTTTTAAGTGCAACCGGTGTTGCTGGATTGTCGTACTTTATACTTTCTCAACCCATTGAATATGTAAATACGTTTGAATCAAAAATAATTACTTGTTCCATTTATTGTACGCAACCTGCAACAGCAACATCGTCAGCATATTTTAGAGCCGCTCAAGTTTTTGGTACTGGTGGAAGTGCTACTGTAAACACCGATGTAAATGTGACCAGCACAGCAGTTGGATCACATTATCGTTGGACGGCTACAATTACTATTCCGTCAATATCTGGTAAAACAATTGGAACTGCCAATGATTATTTATGGATTAACTTGGTCTATGTTCCAACAACATTTACAACCAATTTTCAGTTTTACGGCTTGCAAGCTGAACTCGGTTCCGTAGCCACCCCATTTGAGCAGCGGCCTTATGGCATGGAGTTGGCGTTGTGTCAGAGGTATTTGCCGGTGTTAACAAGCGGAACATATTCGTCTGGCTATTGCATTAGCACAACACAAGCGTATGTAATGCCATCTTTGCAAGTTTATCCTAGAGTGGCTCCAACAGGAATAACTACAACGGTTAGTGGTAATTTATATTCTGGCACAACAGGAATTGCGTTGACTGGAATTACATATATTGGATCATCTAGTAACACAGTTATTTTGACTGCAACTGTTGCTTCAGGTTTAACTTCAGGGAATGGCACCATGCTTTATACAGCCAATCCCATTTTTCTTACGGGTTGTGAACTATGACCTACTTAGTCACACCATTACTAGGACTATTCGCAGCCTTGTTTGGGCTGCTATGTCCTATTTTGGTGTTGTTTACGCTGCCATTCATCAAGTGGGATCATTTGCCATCCTCTGGGTCATGGAATACGCATTACACCATTCGGGGTGATCTACCTTGGTGGCTGTCTTGGTTTAGTACGCCAGATGAGCGCCTGCCCGGTGGGCTGTATGAACCTACAGTAGAATCTGTGTTTAGCAGATTTGGTAAGACGATTTGTTCTTACTATTGGCTGGGTCTTCGGAACCGCGCTATGGGCCTTGCAGTGTTTTTGGGTAAGCCAACAACAGATTACATTCCAGAAGAACCTATGGGATTTTGGGAGCGTGATGACATTTGGCGTTATGCAAAAAAATTGGGTAAGCTAAAATTTGTTACCGGGTATCAGGTATATCGTAAACTGGACAAGTCATTTGTGGCAGTTCCAGTATTTACGCTAAAAAGATACTAAAACTGTACTGGCTCAGTTAACCAGGGATTCTATGGAATCAAAATGTCAGAAGAAGTAGTAGCGGAAGCACCCGCGCCGGAACTGGAAGCCACGGCGGCAACACCAGAACCTGTAGTTGAAACGCCGGAATTGGCAGTAGAGGCTCCCAAGACCTTCACACAAGAAGAACTTGATGCAGCTATTGGCAAGCGCCTTGCAAGAGAGCAACGAAAGTGGGAAAGAGAACGTCAGCCTGCGCCAGCAGTGGCAATGGATTTGCCTTCGCAAGATCAGTTTGAATCGGTGGATGCTTACGCAGAAGCCAAAGCATTGAAACTAATTGAGCAAAGGGAAGCCCAGAAACAGCAGTCTGAAATTCTGGAAGCGTATCACGATAGGGAAGAAGAGGCCCGGGCTAAATATGATGACTTTGAACAAGTCGCATATAACCCAAACCTTAAAATCACTGCCGTGATGGCGCAAACGATTCAAGCATCTGATGCTGGCCCTGATGTAGCTTATTACCTTGGTGCCAATCCAAAAGAAGCAGATCGTATCTCGCGTTTGCAGCCTATTTTGCAGGCAAAAGAAATTGGTAAGTTGGAAGCCAAATTGGTTGCTAACCCACCAGTAAAGAAAACATCCAGTGCGCCAGAACCTTTTGCGCCTGTCACAGCTAGAACTGTTGGTTCGCCCACCTACGATACAACTGATCCTCGTTCGGTGAAAACCATGACAACCTCAGAATGGATCGCAGCAGATCGAGCTAGGCAGATGAAGAAGATGGAAGCGCAGCGATTCCGCTAACTACTTTTTGAAAGAAAATCATGGCAAATTCGATCCTAACCATCGACATGATCACGCGCAAGGCGCTTGAGATTCTCGAAAACAACCTTGTTATCACCCGCAACGTGAACCGTCAGTATGACGACTCCTTTGCTGTTGAAGGGGCCAAAATTGGCTCTACTCTGCGTATTCGTCTGCCCGACCGCGCTCTGGTAACTGACGGTGCCGCCCTGCAAGTTCAAGACGACAACGAGCAGTACACCACGCTATCAGTTGCAAATCAGAAACACATTGGTGTTAACTTCACCTCTGCTGAACTGACCATGCAGTTGGACGACTTTGCAGACCGTGTGCTGAAGCCTCGTATCAGCCAACTGGCCTCAAGTATCGACGCTGATGTGGCAAATGCTTACAAAAGCATTTATCAGTCTGTTGGCACTCCTGGCACCACGCCAAGCACTTCTTTGGTTCTGCTGCAAGCTCAGCAAAAGCTGAATGAAGCTGCTGCCGTTATGCAGCCTCGTTATGCTACCGTCAATCCTGCCGCTAACGCTGGTTTGGTTGAAGGCATGAAGGGTCTGTTTAACCCCACCGATACCGTGTCGCGCCAGTTCAAAAATGGCATGATGGGTACGGGCGTTCTGGGCTTCGAAGAAGTCAATATGTCTCAGTCCATTCTGAACCACACGACCGGCGTCACCCCGACCGCTCCAATCGTTGTGTCTACGATGACTGCACAAGGTTCTTCTACGCTGCCAATCAGCTTCACCAGCGGTTCGCCCACCTTCAAGGTTGGTGATGTGTTTACGATTGCTGGCGTCAATGCCGTCAACCCGCAAACCCGTCAGTCCACTGGTTCGCTGCAACAGTTCGTTGTGACTGAGGATCTGAGCATTTCTTCTACGACCACTGGTACGCTGAAGATTTCCCCAGCCATCTACACTTCAACTCATGCTTTGGCTACCGTTGATTCTTTCCCGCAATCCTCGGCTGTTCTGACGTTCCTCGGCGGCTCTGCTACCGGCTACGCTCAGAATCTGGTCTACCACAAGGATGCCATCACGTTTGCTACGGCTGACCTGCTGCTGCCCCAAGGTGTTGACATGGCCTCTCGCGCTGTCCACAATGGCATTTCAATGCGTATCGTGCGCCAGTACGACATTAACAACGACCGTATGCCTTGCCGTATTGACGTTCTTTACGGTTACGGTGTTATCCGTCCACAAATGGCCTGCCGGATCTGGGGCTAAATTGAATGGGGCTTCGGCCCCTTCCTTGTAACTTTTTTGGAGATTATTATGCCTATTCCTTCAGTTGGTGGTGGTTATCAGTTTGGCGACGGCAATATCAATGAAGTTGATATTTTCCCTCAAGGCGACATTACTTCTGGCTTGACCAGTGCTGTTACGCTGACGGCTGCACAAATTGCAACCGGCATCATTTCAGCAACTCCTGGCTCGGCTCTGAGCTACACGCTGCCTTTGGCTGCTGACATGGATACCTTGCTTTCTAACGCAAAGCCTAACAGCGCGTTTGACTTCACGGTTATCAATCTGAGTGGCGCTAACATTGGCACCATTGCTACCAATACCGGCTGGACGCTGGTTGGTGGTATGGCTGTTGCCGTGTCTTATTCTGGTCGCTTCCGCGCTCGGAAAACTGGCACTGGCATTTGGACGCTGTATCGTCTGAGCTAAAAATCGGTGGGGGTTTCGGCCCCTGCCTTTTAAGATGCAGATTCTTCTTACTCATCCCAAGCATGGGTCAAAATTTGCAATGCTTGAATCTGAAGCATTGGCAGATGAAAAAAATGGTTGGGTACGCTATACTCCACCAGCACCTGAACCAGTAAACGAACTGGAAGTTATTAGACGGGGCAGGCCGCGAAAGATACTAACTGAAGAGGTTTGACATGGCATCCGCAATTTATGCAATTGTCAACAATGTTACTTATGACATGTATGTTGGCTCTGCTGTGGCTGTCAATCGTCGATGGAACCGTCACTTGCATGATTTGCGTAAAAATATTCATGCTTGCACACATTTGCAAAATGCGTATCGCAAATATGGCGCAAACTCTTTTGATTGGGAAATTATTCAATTTGTTGATGACAAAACAAATTTAATTCCTTGTGAACAATTTTGGATTGATTTTTTTCGTCCTGTTTATAACAAACGAAAAATTGCCACATCTTGTTTGGGATTAACCAGAACACCTGAATCTAAAGAAAAAATGCGACAAGCTCAACTTGGACGCAAACAAAGTTTAGAAACAATTGCAAAAAGATCTGCTGCTTTAAAAGGTAAACCTCGTTCACAAGAAGTCAAAGCAAAAATTAGTGTTTCACATATTGGAATTTGTCCAACAGACGAAAGTAGATTAAAAATGTCAGAATCTGCCAAGAAAAGAGTAAGAAAATGAGCACTATTACTACGGCAGGAGATCAAATCAATGGCGCTTTACGTTTGCTTGGCGTCCTTGCAGAAGGTGAAACTCCAACAGCAGCAATGTCAAATGACGGTTTGACTTCATTGCAACAAATGCTGGACTCGTGGAACACTGAAAAGTTGATGATCTTCAACACGCAAGATCAAGTTTTCAATTGGCCTGCTGATGAAATCAGACGCACACTTGGCCCTAGCGGTGACTTTGTCGGTAATCGCCCTGTTCTTCTTGACGATTCAACTTACTACCGTGATCCTTCTACTAACGTCAGTTTTGGTATTAAGCTGATCAACCAGCAGCAATATGATGGTATTGCTGTAAAAACGGTGACAAGTACTTATCCACAGGTTATGTGGATAAATATGGAGTATCCTGATATTTCCATGACCATCTATCCAAAGCCAACACGGGTTTTGGAGTGGCATTTTATTTCTGCTGATGAACTGACTCAGCCAGCGTTGCTGGCAACCAACTTGTATTTCCCGCCAGGGTATCTCAGGGCATTCAGATACAACCTAGCTTGTGAGATTGCGCCTGAATACGGCATTGAACCGCCACCGACTGTTGGCCGCATTGCTATGACCAGCAAGCGCAACTTGAAACGCATTAACAATCCTGATGACATTATGTCTTTGCCGTATTCGCTGGTTGCGACAAGGCAGAGGTTTAATGTCTACGCCGGTAATTACTAATGAAAACGCCAATTCTGGGCAGTAGCTATGTTGCGCGGTCTGTGAACGCCGCCGACAACCGTTGCGTCAATTTGTTTCCAGAAGCTATTCCAGAAGGCGGCAAAGAGGCTGGATTTCTTAGCCGCGCACCTGGATTGCGTTTGCTGACTACCGTTGGCACCGGGCCTATACGGGGCTTGTGGACGTTTAATGGCATTGCCTATGTCGTTAGTGGTTCTGAGCTTTATAAGCTCACCAGCGCCTATGTATCCACTTTAATCGGTACTGTGAGCGGTACTGGGCCTGTCAGCATGGCTGACAATGGCACTCAGTTGTTTGTGGCTTGCAATGGGCCAAGCTACATCTACAACAGCAGCACTAATGTGTTTGCTCAGATTACAGATGAG